AACATAAACAACATACAGTACCATCAGTTGACCTCTCTCAACTTGGACTTTAACAACGAGACGATAATAGACAGCACCGTCGCCGATGCACTTTTCATGTACGCCATACAGCCCATGTACAGACACACCAGGGTTCCAGACACCTACATTTACAATTACAGTTTCTCGTTGGACCCGGAGAACTACATACCTACCGGTCAGGTGAACATGAGCAGAATTCAAAATAAAGTTTTGACACTTAATCTATCTAACTGTACACAGGACAGAAACGTTCGAATCTACGCAAAGTCGTACAACATACTAAGGGTAGAGAACGGGCTTTCTGGGCTCTTATTTATTGACAACAATAATATATAATGGAGAATCAATACATTCAATCAGCCGTGGATATTCTAACACCTGTAATGGAATCGGCGATGATCTTAGCGGGCGAGTACTCTAAAAAATGTGGACGGTCCACTCTCACCGGAGAGGACCTCAAGTACACCCTTAGATATTCGGCTCGATACCTCGTGGGCAAGCACATCGGTTCTATGTTCCCTGAAATATACGAAGAGACCGATCAGGACTCGGACTCGGACATAAGTCTGGTTGACGAGAACGATGAACCCTTCACCAGGTACTCAGGTGACGATGAGACAATGAACGCTATCAACGAGGCTCACGACACGTGGGACCAGTGGAAACCGGAATCCCCAGCCGAACAGATGCTTAAGGATGCCATTGACAAAAATGTTAATTCAGATTAATGACCACGTTGTCCATCAGGCCGATCGAAGAGTTAGGGTTCAATCCACCTAAAGGTGCGAACCCGGAGGATAACGAACTCTATAACCTCAGCGACAGCGAGTCTGAAGATGACAACGAGGTTCCTTACGCATCCAACGACGAAAACGATACGGATGAAAGTGAGATTGACTTTTATGACACCGAGACATCCAGCGAGGTATCGGAGTGTGAGGTCACGATGGTTTTACCAAAAAGAGAACAGTCCCGGGCAAAGGTCTACAAGGTAGTTCTCCAGGAGGAGGAATTTCTCCCTGAATAATTTTTTCTAATATACTATTAAAACAGATGGATCCTATTAAGTCTACCCTCGCTATCGCTAGCCAGCTCGAGTCCCAGTCCCTCAACTCTATCGTTGCGGGTTTCAGTTTCGCCTCGGCGATCGCCTACATGGACCTCGTCCGTTGGATCATCTCCCAGGTGGTCAAGGTCAACAAGAACGGTGGGTACTACTACCTCCTCTCGGCGCTCATGACGACGCTGCTCTCCATCGTCGTGTTCATGGTCGTGAGAACCTTCCTCAAGCCGGACATCAAGGCCCCGGTGCAGCCCATCTACGCGGTGTCGGCCTAGATATCAGGAGACCGATGAGACCTATAACAAGTACAGCACTCAATAACATATAAATCGCATTATCATCTCTAGATTCATCCCTCAGCATCGGGATATCTACAGGTGGTGGCAGTTCAGTCACGCTTTCGACTTGGTCTTTAAGGGCAATCAATTTGTCCAGATTACATTTCACTTGAAACTTTAAAACGTGGTTTCTTTTTCCAAAATCGTATGGTACCAATTTTGTTCCATTGTTATAAAAGAATTCAATCTGTATGTGGTCTATGCTCTCCATCGGTCCCTCGTAGAAGTAGTATTCCAGTGGGTCATCAGGGCCGTTAAAGTACAGCATTTTTTGTTCGTTCGTATTCGTTAAGATTCTACCGGTATAGACCGATTGACCATCTTCGTTATAGATGGATTTTTTCATCTGCCTGGATCCGGCTGAAACTTTTAGAATCAACGACGTCGGTCCGTGAAGGTCTATAACGTCTGATATAAGGACACCACCGCTCGACGTAACGTTTAGACCATTGAAACCCAAAACAGATGCTGGTGTACCAGAATCGAACGGAGCCACGTTCGCACCGTACCATCCATCGTAGAAGGACACTGTGAAATTGTTTCCGGTACCTACGTTTGAAAACGTCAAACGGTCTGTGGAAGTGTCGAAGACCACATCACTTATATTAGATACCCCTTGAGAAACAAACTCTGAAAGTATATTCGACGCTAGGTCCACGCCGTTCGTATAGTTTTTTATGTCAAGCGTCACGTCGCTGCCGTCGATTCGCAGCCGACGGTTTCCTTCGTTTATGGTTGGCTGGACAACTGGAATTATAGCCGATATCAATTTGAAGTCCGTAACATTGTAGAGCGTCCTGTTCAAATTGATAACGTAGTTATTTGTGTCCGGGTACAATACAACATTTCGCTCGCTGCTATCTATATCTAGGATATAGTCCATTACTAATAAATAAAAACTTTTTTTTAACCTGCTATGTTGTGTGCGAGAGGATTGCTTTCCATCTGTCTGGCTGCGGTCTGAAGAAAGTCCGTGGTGGCCCTGGGATTGACGTTACCCTTGTAGGCGTTAAAGTTGTTGTACATCGGTTGCACGTAGTTCTGGGTCCATCCACCGTTCGCTGCGTTTATCCTACCGTCCACTCGAGATGTGTCCGACCGAACTGCTGTGATCATACCACCTTGGTTCAGCGGATCCGCCCGAACGTTCATGCGACCGGCGTTGCCTGCTCGGTCTTTATTTCCACGACGGTCGGTTGGTCTTAAACCGTGCGCCTCTAGTTGGGCGTTCGTGGGAATACCACCGCTCATCGCCTTGACTGACGGAGAATTGGTATAGCCCCCGTGGAAACTGTGTATACCGGGAGTCGGATTGTTCACGTGACCGTAGGTCAGAACGTTGAGGTCTCCCTTATTTCTAGTGGGGTCCTGAGCCAATGTCTCGTTCGAAATGAACTTTTTAGCCGGAGCAAACTCCAGACCGTCCCCGCGCAAGGTCGTCTCGGAACGATTCGTGGGTCGCTTGGTCTTCTGGTAGTCACCGCGGACCGTCACGCCGCTCAGAGAGCCACCCTGCCCCTGGGCCCTTCCTTTCACGTTAGGGTACCTGCTCGGAAGATAGGCGGTCTTCGAAGGAGCGTAATGGGTCAACTGACCTATGACGGGCGCTCGTCCACCGGTAACATCACCGGCGGGTCCCGAACGACCGGGAAGAGTGGTCATTCGATAGGCTCCCACGTTATTGGGTCTCACCCTAAACAACTGCTGGTACCCACCGTAGGCCGGAACGTCCTCACCGACGTTGAGACCTGGTCCCACCATCTGTTTCTCGATAGGACCGAAGTTGTTCATTTTTCCACTTACGTATGGTCTATTTCTGAAATCACGGACTGGTTCGCCGTTCACGTGCTTCATGAAGGCCACCTCACCGAAACTGGGTTGCTCGACTTTTTGATTTGGATTGACGCCCACCCCGCCTGTTGAACCAGTGAACGTGTCCACCAGACTTTCTCTGTTTCTATCAAAGTCCATCTGTGGTTGACTGGGTTGCGGAGTTGATTGATAAAATTCAACAATCTGTTCCTCTTCATCGCGATTCGATAAAACTCGTGCGATATATACAAGTCCTAATGTAGCAGCAATATACGCCATATATTAAAAGAAACAGATATTTTATTTGGTACAGTATCGCTTATCAAAAAGTCCATTTTGCAATTCGGCTCTGGTACTCGCGGGTTCAAAATTCATAGTTCTGAGAGGAGTGACGCACTGCACGTTCTGGATCGGAAAGTAATCTCCTCTCGAGTTGTTCACGTAGACTCGACCGAATCGAGTGGTGCTCTGAGGTCTCAGTTCGTCGGCCACGTCCACCAGGTCACCGGGGGCGCCTTTGCCCGCCATGTAGGGAGCCGTTCCGTAGAGCATCGTGTTGGGTCTGCAGCAGTAGTTCAGGTTGCTAGGAGTCGGAGGGTTAATCACAAATTCCGTGGCACATACGGGGGGGAGCGCCGGCTTCGCCAGCCTCTCCAAGTCAGGTTGTAAAAGATACGCCATTTATTATATTCTAACAAAAGAATTTAAACCTTACCACCCCATCCACCGGGGGCACGATGGCTCCCATCGGGTTCCAGGCCACCGTAGGCTTCCAACTGGACTCCGCGAGCGTTGGGGTCACACACGCCAGGTGTGTCACGGCACATGGGCTGAAACTTTTTACCGTAACAAAACTCCGCGAAGGACGTCTGGTCGTTGGGAATCCGCGTGGATGGAGTGCTGTTAAACTGTCTGGAACCAAACTTTTGTTGGTATACCGGAAGAGGAGATCTGGATCGTCCGCTATCGTAGGGAAAGGTGTAGTCCAAAAGACTCTTCACAGCGGGAGCGACCGTGGGGTACCAACACGCCGAGCTTCGGTTCGGGCTATCCACGTAATCAGTGAGAAGAACGTTAGCCATAGGGTTGGATTCCGACGGAAGTTGGCAGTCCGATGCGAAGGCCGCTCGGGGACCGGGAATGTCCTTTATCTGTCCTGATTTGTACAGAATGTACATGGTTCCTATGACCATGGCCGCCAGAACAAAAATCCTAGGATCTCTGTTTATTAAATAAAGGATGGTAGAAAGATAGATTATAAATCTTGTACTGGAGTTTACACGTTCCTCTCCAGACTGTTTAGCGTTCGGCCAAAATTTAAGTGCGTCTTTGGCTTCGAAAAGTTCCATAGGGTCTGAGAACCAAACAGTCATTTATTGTAAGTAATTAATTTTTTTTAACGTTACCGAGCATGCTTCCGAGAGAAGAAAACAATCCGGTGAGTGCCTTCTCATCCATCTGTCCCTTCTCCTCCATGCTGTTGGCACACTTACTGGCCACTTCTTCGATCATTCCCAGAGTCTTCTCTGGAAGCATGGTGATCGTGGTCCCAAGAATGAAAAGCGTCTGAAGGTACTGCCAGATGGCGTCCTTAGTCTTCACCGAAAGATCGGGGGTCCAGTGCTTCTTGAGATTCATGTCCTTGATGAGAGAGTTGGAGTCCTCGTTGTTAAGAAAGAAGGATTCATCCTTCTGCATAATCTTCTCCTGATACGGACCCGCCATTGCCATGTAACCCTCCACACACTTGCGAGGGTTCGTCTTTCTGATGAGGTCGAACGACGTCTTGTACTTCTTTACAGCCTTCTCCTCCGGAAAAGTTTTCTCCACTTCGGAGAGGAACTGCTCCATCATATCGTTCCATGCGCTCACTGAAGCCATTTTATAGTGATATGGTGTGTATATTCTTTAAAAGGGTTCTAAAGATATAGTTTCTCGTGCGGAGACTCCAGAACTAACTATAAAGTACACGAGTATGGCCACGAGAGCGGCGGGTTTACTGCACATGCTGTTGGATGGAGGTGGTTCGTCGTTCATCTTAGCATTCAAGTGAATGTATGCAACTGTCGCCATCGCAGCGAACACCGCAGCGAAGGCTGGTTCCTTCAAATATTGTTCCATTTATATTATATACTAATACTTTCTTTACTGATCTGGCGCGTTTGGAAAAAGTACGTCATCATCCTCCACTTCCTCCTTCTTCTTATTCATTTCGATGGTCTTGACGCCGGGGACCTCCTCCGGTGGCTCTTGGACCTCCGGAGCCTCCGGGACATCAGGAACCGCCGGGGCCTCCTCGGGTGTAACTTCCTCCGGATCGTCCGATGCACCCTCTGGAAGTTCATATTTGCCCTCATCGATTTCCGGGTCCTCGGCATCATCCGGAGCCTCGCTCATCACATCGAGGTCGCGGGTGTTATTGTCCTGTGATATGTAAGCCTTTAGAATGTCCTGAACAGGAATCATGTCCTTGATTGTAATCTCTAGAGCGCGCATCAAACGTCCATTGAGGTTCTCCTCGCGTTCGTACTCGGTCATGTCGTCGTGGAAAACATAAGGGTCCTTGTATATATCCTTAGCCATGTTGATGTAGCATCCGTGAATAAAGATATCATTTGTGGGTAACTTGATTGAAATCTTCTTATTTCCCATGTTGAGTCGCACGGATGAGAAGATCTTCACGTAACTCACAAAAACCGCAGCCAACAGGTCGTTGAACCATCCACACGAGTGACAGATCGCATCGGTGTGCTGACGAACCATGTGGTTGTTCCAGTTGACAACTTCCTTTAGAATTTTCTGATAGTGCAGAAGAACTTTCTTGTTCTTGGAAATCTTTTTGGCGTCGTTGTAGAGGTCCTGAAAGGTCTCTATAATCATTGGAGACATCACGGAGACCATCTGATGAAGGTACTCCTTCTTCGCTTCGACTAAAATATTAAGACTGTTATTTACGGCTGCCATTTATAACCAGTAGATAAAAATAAAGATTAATAATCACGCGGTACCTCTATGTTTGGACGCCAACTTTTTCAAATTTATGAGAGAAGGAAGTGATATATCTTCCTCGATCTCTTGTGTCTGGGTCTGGGTCTGAGATTTTGGTGTGTTCCACGTGACATAAAAATCTATATGAGACAAAAC